GCGCAGCGAACCAAGGGCGCAACCTTTGAGCGGGACGTAGTGAACGCGCTGAAGGACGCCGGCATAGACGCTGCGCGCAACCTAGACCAGACGCGCGATGGCGGTGGAGACATCGACATCGGCGCGTACATGATCGAGTGCAAGCGCCGGGCCAGCATCGCCGTGTATGACTGGCTAGACCAATGCACACGCGCCGCCAGGCCGGGCCAAATCCCGCTGGTGGTGGCAAGGGGAGATAGACGCGAAGCCGTTGTCATCCTGCGCCTAGATGACTTCATACCAATGCTTGGAAAGGAAAAAGATAATGGATGGTTATGAATTTCACTGGCTGCCGATAGAAACGGCACCTAGAAACGGAATTGACATTTTTATTGTGTACTCTGGCAATGATTTTGCGTCGCCTTTAATGGGCGTGGCGTTTTGGGACGCCGACGACTGTGTGTGGATGATGGATGGAGAAGAGTACAACGAGAGCAAGGGCAATTGGGGTTGGCACCCCCTCCCTTCCTTTCCACCAGAGGAAGGCACACGAGCCGGAGAAGAATGGCGCGCTCAAGTTTCCGCAAGACGCAACGAGGGCCACGCAGCAGCAAAAGCTCTTGTTGAAAAAGACGAAGCTGAATTTGAAAAGATAATGAAAGCGATAGAGCTTGGAAAGGTAAGAAAGAAATGAGCAAACCAGCAAAAGACGAGGCCGAACTAATGGAGCGGGTGGCAGAAGCCCTATACGATAATTACGATTTGGACCTACCGATGTCCTTTACTCTCGCCATTATCCGCGCGGCAGGGTGGGCCGTGGTGCCCGTGGTGTTGATGGAGCAGGCCGTCGAGGAGTTGGAAGTAATGAATGATAGCTATTACCATCACAGAGAGAAATATCCAGATGAACAGCGCCGCTACGAACGCGACATGGAACTGCCGCGTGCAATCCGCGCCATGCTCGCAGCAGCGCCGGGAGTGAAGCCATGAGCGACATTGCAAAAATCGTGGCAAAGCTAAGCGATATTCAGCGCGTTGCCTTGCTAACTGGCGTCTGCATTGGCACCGCAGAAGCGGTCGATTTGGGAGAAGCGGGCCTTATTGATGAGATGACTTCAACACCGCTTGCATTAAACCCCCGCGAAGTTTGGGACATACAGCTTTCGCCGCTAGGCATAGCCGTTCGCGCAGCCCTGGAGGTGAAGCCATGAGCAAGCCGTTGGATGAGTTGGATGCCATCAAGGCAGAACTGGACGCCCTCCGCATCGAGAACGCGCGGCTGCGGGAGGCGCTGGCTTTTTACGTTCGCATTCGCGCTCAGCCGGTCGAACTAGTCAAAGATTTCGGGAATACCGCCGAGGCAGCTTTGGAGTGGAAGCCGTGACCGTCAAGCGCGTGCGGTGGTCCCCGGAAATCATAGGCGGCGTGTATCCTGGCGGCATCCTATGGACCGCCGAGGAACACAAACGCCTGTTTGACATGCTGCAAGAAGGCTGCACCCTCCGTGAAATTTCACAGAAACTAGACCGCACCTATGTCAGCGTGAAAGACAAGGTAAACCGCCTGTCCAAATCCGGCGAGAACGCCAAACAGCCGGCAATTCGCAAGCCAGCGATAGCCCGCGCCACAGAGGAAAAAGCCGCGGCAGCCAGCGTGAAGTGCCTAAAGTGCCTGAAGGCATTTGAGAGCTATGACCCTAAACGCAACCGCATCTGCGCGCGGTGTAAAGACAGAGAGGATTGGTCGTGACAAAAACCGTCTGCTGGTTCTCTTGCGGTGCTGCCAGCGCAGTGGCTACCAAGCTAATTCTGTCCCGCAAAACCAGTGAGGAAATCGTTGTCGCGCGTTGCGTTATCCCCAGCGAACACGAAGACAATGAACGCTTTGCCGCTGAGTGCGAGAAATGGTTTGGGCAGCCAATTCTCAATCTCAAAAGCGACAAATACACCGACACTTGGGACGTATGGGAAAAGCGGCGGTTTATAGCTGGGCCAGCGGGAGCGGCATGCACCACTGAACTTAAGAAAGCGGTGCGGTGGCAGTTTGAAGCCGACTGGCAGCCGGATTTGCAGGTGTTTGGCTACACCGCCGAGGAAACAGAACGCGCAAAACGCTTCAAGGACAACAACCCTGAAGTCAGGCTTGTAACGCCTCTTATTGAAGAAGGGCTTAACAAGTCCGATTGCCTAGCAATTATAGACCGCGCCGGAATAGCCATCCCGCAATTGTACAATCTCGGCTTCTCTAACAACAACTGCATGCCATGCGGAAAGGCTAGTAGCCCAGCTTATTGGAACCGTGTGCGCCGGCATTTCCCTGAGCGGTTTGACCGCATGGCGAAGCTGGCGCGCAGCCTGAACGTGCGTATGGCTAAGGTTAACGAGGAGAGGGTCTTTTTGGAAGATTTGGACCCCAACATCGGCGCCAGCGAAAAGGAGCCTGACATGGATTGTTCCTTAATGTGCGCCATCGCTGAAACGAAGATAACAAACCAAACCGGAGAGTTTTAATGGAAAACGTCAAACTTATGGTAGCCACGCCAATGTATGCTGGCATGTGCATGGGCTGGTATCAGCAATCCATGATGTCACTCGCCAACGCCATTAAAATGCGCGGCTGGGAGTTTCAGTCCACGCTGCAATTCAACGAAAGCCTCATCCAGCGCGCCCGCAACGCACTCACCAAGGCATTCCTAAAAACAGACTGCACCCACCTGCTGTTCATCGACGCCGACATCAAGTTTGATCCGATGCACATCATTGCGATGGTGGAAGCGGATATGGACATCCTCGCCGGCATCTACCCCAAGAAGGAAATCAACTGGCATTCCGTGGCCGACGCTGTGCGCCGCGGCGTGCCCACCGAGCAACTGAAGTATTACACCGGCAGCTTCGTTGTGAACCTGCTAGACGGCGCCACAACCGCCACGGTAGCCAACAACCAGCCGCTAGAGGTGCTGAACGCCGGCACCGGCTGTATGCTCATCAAGCGCCGCGTGTTTGAGGTGCTAGAGCCTCTGACGCCATCCTACATGAATGACGTGCTGGACCTTTCCGGAATTCTGCAACCCGAGCCGATCCACGCTTATTTTGATGTCTCGATCTGCCCTTGGAGCGAGCGCCTGCTGAGCGAGGATTACCATTTCTGCCAAGCCTGGCGGCGTGCTGGTGGTAAGGTGTTCGTCGCGCCTTGGACGGTGTTGTCCCACATCGGCACATACGAGTTTGAAGGCCGGCTGATCCCCGGAGATTGAAACTAAAGCCGGAAAACCGATTTTTCTTGTGGCGGGGGAAGGTTTTTCATTCCTCCTTGGGAGCGAGCAATCCCGACAAATGTACGTACAAACCGTGCGTCACCGCTGCGGACGCCGGTATGGTGGCATAGCCAAATTGTTTTGCCGTCTCATACACGATCAACATGCACACAGGATCGCGCGCCAGCACCTCATCTAAAGCGTCCCTAGCGTGCTGCGCCAGCCGAGCGTCATCAGGGTCTATGTTGGGCACCTTCACTCTGAGCGGCCCGCCTGCACCCTTACGCGCGGTTTACCAGCCATCTCCTGCCCGCGGAACCAAGCCACACCATTCACAACCTCGCATAGCTCTGGCGGCATCATCATCCCATTCTTAAACGTGAGCACAGCAAACCCTGGATTCCACAGTCTGGTGTTACCCTGCATATAGGCGAAGCAAGGCCAATTGGGATCACCTAGCATACCCGTCTGCACACCGTAACGCCGCCCCCGCATGTCAACCATGGGCTTGACCTCAAGACTATGCGTATCGCCGCTTACAAACGATACGCCAGACTTAAGCGCGTTGTTCCACCCGGCATGAATGCCGCCGTGATAGCGGTGCATGATAACCACATCATTCAAATCCAACCTGTGGCACATACGCCAATCCGAAAAGTGCCCAGCGAAGTCAAAGCCGTCCACCCCCTGAAACATGGCCGAGTGCAATGCTAGATATTTATCAAACCTATCATCGTGATTACCCCGCACCCACCACCTGGCAGCCCGCGGCGCCAGCGCCAAAATGTCATCAAGGTGTTTTTTGGCTGCCTCTATCTCATCAGCCACCTTGATGCGTTTGTGCCAGCCCAAAGGATCGTGACGGCTAGGTTCGCCCATATCCAGCAGATCACCAACGCTTAAAAGAATATTAGGCTTGACAAGCGGTATGACCTTCAACAGCGCCTCATGGGCAAGGCTGCGAGGCTGGTGCAGGCTAGTCCAGTGCGCATCGCTGAAAGCCACCACAACCGCGTTTGGATGAGTTATGCGCTCTGTTAGATCGGATTTGGGCGGATTGTCGGGATCATACGCAATCGCGTTTTTGTGCATCTTGCGCACGTCAGGTTTTTGGAATTTTTGGACGGCAGCGTCGTAATGGTTCTGCGCCGTCGCAATCGCCATTTTCGGTATGAACGATCTGGCGGCGGCGGAAACAGAACCGTGAACAGCGACTAAATTGTAAACAGGCTCGACATCTTCCCACTTATATCCAGCCTGTGGCATGTCAAACCCCTATTGCGCGTCATCGTCGCGCGGTGCGTTTGCTCTTTCTGAACGCTTTAGCGGTAGGAGCACCCTTGCTTCCGGGCTTTCTCATGCGTTCGCCGCTACCTTGCGCAATTCGGCGACGTTTTGCGTGAATATTTGAATACAGACCCGGTTTCATCGGCATTTCCACCTTCGCATTGACGCCCTCGCCCGGCTGCCAGGTTTAGACTTTCTGGCGATTGGTCTCATCCTCGCGCAAAATGAAGCCTTGCGGCCAGCTTCTTTTGCGTTCCGAGGATTGGGCGCAGGAGCCTTCAGACGGCTGCCGGTAGCCTTGTTGTATTTAGCCCTTCCCTTGGCCGTGAGACCCGCCCCACGGCTGGCTGAGAGCTTCTCCCCGCGGCCTACGCTAAGGCTGTCCCCGGCCATCCTAGAAGCCCTCGCCGGGGGTCACATAGATAATGCCAGTGCCGGTGGCCGTGATGGCAGACACATAGAACACCGGAGTGGCATTATTCGGCACACGCGGCGCCGTCACGATCACGGTCACGTTATTATGGAGCACGATGCCATAACCAGGCGTGCCAGCCACTGGTATCACCGCGTCAGAAGTTGACGTTGTGCCGCAGCGGAAGAATATTTCCTGCGTTGTGCCGTTGTGAATCCGCAACTGGCCGCATGGGCTGTCAGCAACCACCGCCACCGTGTTCGCCGTGGTGCTCACGTTGATGCGAGTGGTTTTGCCCATCTCTTGGAAGGCGATGTTATTAGCCATTAGTAAATCTTCCGGCCAGGCTTGGTGGTCGGGCTGTCCTTGGTGTTCGTAGGGTCAGCACCAAAACCCCACATGCTCTGATAACCGCCCTTGGGCAGTTCACCAGAGTTGAAGATCGGGCGCCCGTTCGCGCTCTTGTCCCGCGGCAACTGCGGACGCACAGCCTGCGCAATCTGCTGGTTGTCGGTATCGCTGCGCTTGAACTTGGTGGCCTGTCCAGCCGCCTTAGTCGTTGTCGGTTTCAGCATAGGACTTCCTTTGGCCTTTCAAACTGGGGATGTAAACGGCAAGAGCGAAAAACGCGACCAGTGCCAGGCGTTCGTGACTCGGTTCTACCATGGCCCAGCAAAAAAGCGAGAAAGTCATCAGCATGGCGAGAAGGGAAAAGGCCCGCTCCCCAAGTACCTGTAGCGAAATGCGGATAACCCGAACTGCGTCCATGCCTGTATCTCCCTGTGACATGGCACATCCTTTAGTCTTCATCCGCATCGTCGGTCAAGAAACCTGTGCCATAGGCATCGTCTGTGACCTTTTGCTTGATCTTCTCAAGGTTCAGGGCGCGGTCAATGACGCGCATTTTGTCAATCAGGCTGGTTTCCGGGCTGTTCAGCACTTCCTTGAGCATCTTGCTGATAGCCGCTTCCAAATCGGGGTTGATGCCCTTGACGCTCTGCTTTGCCATGCTGTTATCCCTACCTGTTGCCAGAGCCGCCAAACATAAAGCGATACAAGCCCGCGCCAGCGCCGCCCGTAAACCCAAGTGCGGTCAACGCACGCAAACCACCGCCCGTTGCTAGGTTTGACGCAGCACGCTCAAGCTGCCCTTTCAATTCAGGCACTTCATTTAGCCAATCTCGGTTGGTGCGAAGATAATCACGCAATTCTTTGGCTGACCTCATGCCTTCAATTTCGTTGCCCACATGCCGACGCGCCAAATCCAGCACTAACTGTTCGTTGCCGGTCAAATCGCGCAATTCGTTGATGGAACTCCTAGACCGGAAAAACCGCCCAGGCAGATCGGCAACATCTGCGCGGGGTATATCAGGCAAAAACTCGCCTGCGCGTTGGGTTACGGCTTGGCCCAGCCTTGTGGCATAACGATTGATAGGCGCAGACAGTTCCTGATAAAGCGCGCGAGCCTGCTTTGATGAAGGAACAAGCTCATCAATGATGGTTGTTAATTGATCCCTTAAAGCGTTTGCAAATTGGCGTTCAGCAGCACCAACACCCTGTTGTGGCAAACTAGCCGCCATTTCAGCTAAACGACGACGCTCTAGGTCAATAGCCTCTATACCTGGCCGACCAGTCCTGCCGGTGGTCAATTCCGCGATAGACCGATCAAACATACTTTGGATTTGAGGCGACATACGGTCCGAATAGGTCTGCTTCAAAGCCTCTATTTCGTCAACGTAATTTCTGACAATATTGTCGGCTTGCTGTTCGCCCTCTCGCATAAACCTACTGAAAATAGGCTGGTATTCGGCTCGGCGGCCTTCCGTCAACTTATTTAAGTTTTCCATGATGTTGGTTTCTATATTGGTGCCAACCTCACTGACGGTTGTAGGGCGGGCCACGCGACTGACCCTGCTGCTGGGGGCAACGGTTGCTTGCAACACATCCCCGGTTTCACGCAAAGCTCTGCCCGCAGGGCCTCCATACGGCAAAAGGCCGCCGATAGTTTCGCCCACGCTCTCATATCGTGCGGCAGGGCCTGTGGTAGAGCGCCCTTGCCCCATCCTTGCCACTTCTGCCGTTGTCGGAAACAACGTCCTGCCGCCCGTAAAAGAGGCTTGATCCGGCACTCTTAATCCTAATGCGCGCGGTGCTGTATACACAGCAAACTCTTCCAAATCGCCGGGAGCGCCTACAGCGCCCGACGCAACGCCGCGCATCATCGGCGGAATAGCCTCTACGGCGCTTCCCATCCGCTCTTGTGCAATCTGCCCAAACGAAGGGCGAGGCGCAGCGGCGGGTGCGGGAGTTGCGGGCGTTACTGGGAATAATTCGTCAATTGACCGACGATTGGACCTTGCCGCGGCGAGAGGTTGCGGGTTTGGGTCAACCGGGAACAATTCGTCAATTGAGCGTCCGGGCGGCATATCAATCAAACCCTTTCTCTTGAGCAATTGCAAAGGCTTGCTCGCGCGTGAGCGTTCCTTGGTTAACAGCCGCCAGCAAGTCTTCTAAACTGTTGTAGGTTGCCGTAGGAGGCGCAGTTCCACCACCAGCACGCGCTGCCGCCGCAGCCCTTTGACGTGCTTGCACGTCGCCAATTGGCGGGCCGGGTGGAGCACTACGAGGCGCCTCTGCCGTGCGTGGCCGCATAATCAACTCAAGGCCACGTTGCGCGGAACCGCGCTCATCAGGTGCAGAACCCTGATTGTGCAAATCAATGCCCATGCGTGCCAGCCTGTTGAAATCTAATTCCGGAACGCCTGGTTGCTGCGCGCCTTGCGACAATTCCTGAACGTGCTGCTTCATCAAGTCCACAAAGCCCTGACGCGAAAATTGATTTTGCGCCATTAAATTGTTGAATCGGGTTTGGAACGAGACCGTAAAGCCCCTCGCGCCGCCAGCAAGGTTACGTTCGTAATTTACAAGGTATGCAGCATACCGCTTTGCAAACAGCAGGGCGTTTTGTTCCCCTTCAGGCAAAGCCCGCCGCTCAGCTTCAGTTAATTCAGTACTTGGGGCTTCTCTATTATTTCTCAAAGCGTCCATAGAAGAAGTCAAATATCTTTCAATGAAACCACGAAGCTGGCCGCTGCGGCCCATGTTTTCGGGGAGGCTATTAGCCGCGTCAGCAATTGACAAACCCTCACCAATAGCGCGAGCGGTGCTAATAACTGCTCCCGCTTCCACTTTTGGTATAAATGTATTAAATTCGCGGTACAGGTAACGTGTTGCTGGCCCAGCAGTTCTAAGGTCTCTTTCCAATGCTACAGCCGCATTATCTTCCCGCGTGCGTTTGCGGACTTCTTCCGCCTGCCTAGCCGCCTGCACGCGCGTTTCAAGTTGGCTCACCAATTGCGCCCGGCTTTGGTCAATGGTGTTCAACCCTTGATAGCCCGCACGCCGCGCGGCCAAGGCTGCTAATGGAGCACCCAGTTCTATTGCCCGACTCTCAGCCTGGGCAAGCGCGGCTTGCATGTCAGTCTGCGCAGCGCGTGTGGCGCGGGTGTACATCTCTTGCAAGGCTTGGTTTTGCGCCTGTATTTGACGCAACCCAGCCTCAAAGTTTTGGCGCTCTTTTTGGTACAGGTCTTGCCGCCCCTGCCGATAGCCGTTCAGCATCCCGGTCATAGCCGACATAGCCGCCATGGCGCCGGTTTTGCCGCGGCCACCCAAAGTTTGGCCTGCAACCGCTAAAAGGCTGAACAGAGTGCCCATGTCAGCCGCGGTTTCCTGCGTAGGCACAAACGCCGGAATTGGCCTAGACCTAAACTGTTCCGCCGCCGCGCGCTCTGCCGCAGCCATGGACCTCTGCGCATCGCGTGTGCCTGTAGCGCGTGCCAACGCCTGCTCTTGCTGAATTTCTCCTTGTCGCCGTGCAGCCGCAATATCTTTTTCTATTCTGCCGCCCATACGATCCAAAATAGAATTCATAGCGGGTGAAAGTGTTGTGGGCGGTATTGTGCTGGCGCCGCCAGGTGGAGGCGTCGTTGTGCTTGAGCCGCTCCCACCCGCTTCAGTGCCTGAACCGCTGCCATCGCCGCCATCAACAGCCTTTGCCGCCGCCGTCCGAGTTTCAGGAACTATGTTGGCTGCAAAGCGGCCTGTTGGCGCGGGCAAGTCTGCCGCAAACTCTGCGTTGCGATACCCGCCAGGTATTTCCGGCACGCCTGACCGCCGCTGGCTGAACGCCAACAAAGCGCGCTGCATCTGGTCCGGTGGCAATGCCAAGATAGCATCGCGCTCGGCTGCCAGATCGGCGTTGCGGCCATAATTGGGTTCTGCCATGGCTTAGCCTACCGCGGTTGTTGCGGGTTGCTGCGCTCGCAAAGCCGGCGTGCCACCCAAGATTGAACCCAAGGATTGGAAATACGCTTGCGCTAGGCGCTGCGCCTCTTGGTTGCCCGCAAGCCCGGCCTGAATGGCCCGCAGCGTGTACTGGTCCGCAATCCCGCTGGCGTTAAGGCCCGTGGTAGTAGCAAGGTTGCTGTACTGGCTGCCAAGGTTGCCCTGCGCCAATCCGGTGGTAATACCGCTCTGCGCGTACCTATCACCGATTTGCTGCGTGCCGAGACCCTGTTGATACTGGGAACTCAACAACGCCTGCCGCAACCCTTCCAACTGGTTAATACCCTGCGCCGCACCAACGCCACCAGACCTAGCCTGAGCCTGCGCCTGCTGAGCCTGTGCCGCTTGCAGAGATTGCGCGCTCATTGGCGTCAGAGTGCCGCTGAGAGCCTGCTGAACCTGTTGGCTGCCCATCTGCTGATAGGGCGTTGCAAGGGCCTGTATAGCCGCCTGAGCGGGCGCTGCGCGGCCTGCAACATCCGCCGCCGTGCCCGTCATGGCTTGCTGTGTAGTTGCCGCCCGCTGCTGCGCTTGGTTGGCAATGTTTTGGATTTGGCCTTGGCTTGATCTGGCCTGTTGCAGCGCAGCGTTACGAGCCTGCACGCCCATGCCAACACCAGCACCGGCCAAGCCAAGGCGCGCAAGATCAGCGCCACCAATGTTGCCCAGCCCAAGCCCGCTGGTCAATCGTTGCAACAAACCAGGACTGGTATCGCCAAGAAAATTGGGTTGGTTAATAGCAGAAAGCGCATTCCTGTAAGTTTCTAGTTGGTCGCTTGTAAGGTCGGGAGTCCCAGCGAAGAAGTCAGGACTTCTAATGGCGGCAACGGCTTCATCCGCTCTGCCTTGCTGTTCAGGTGTAATCCCTTGCCCCAACGCAGCAATATCAGCGGCGCGACGGGCGTCTTGAGCTTGCTGCTCAGGCGTGAGGGCAGAAGCAGAAACCGTTTCCGTTTCCGCCCGCATGCTAGGGTCAAACTCTTGACCGCCTGGCACGGTTTCGGTGGCAAACGAAGGCTCAGGCGTTTCGTAAAAACCTGATGCGTCTTGACCACCGCCGTAATCGCCACCGCCGCCGTAATCACCGCCTCCACCAAAATCATAAAAATCATCTTCAAACTCAGGCAGGCCAGTCTTAGGGTTAACGCTTCCACGCCCGCCGCGCGCCTTCAGCAGCTTAGCCTCTGCCGGCGTGATGTGCGCCAACACAGTGTCCCGCCCACGCCCCGCGGCGCGCACCTTCTTTGCCAACTGTCGCAGATCGACATCAGCCAAAGAATCGGTCCCTAAAGCGCGTGCTAACCTAGCCATATGATGATCCTGTTGGGTCGGTTGTCTTCAACGAAGCCGTGTTCCAAGGCGCTGGTCTTGCATCACTGTCAAGAGAACTATCACCAGAGATAGGAGAACTATACCCCGGATCAGTCCCCGTAGAAAGCAAACTTGAAAGTGCCGTGGAACTTATTGTGCTTGGAGACCCAGTTGTGGTTGTGCCGCCAGAAGCGTCAGCCACGCCCGTCCCGCCGCCGCTCAGATTGCCGCCAAGGCTGCCACCCAAACCGCCTCCCACGCTACTCAGTGCCGCAGAAGTGCCCCTAGAGCGGGATGTTCCAGAAGACCGGGATGTGCCGGAAGATCGTGATCCACTTGACGAACCTGACGAATCAGGCGCCAAAGCGCCGCCAATTAAGTTGCTGGCAAGCGAACCACCAAAAGCACCCGCGGTATTGCCCAAGCCCAGAGCATCGCTCAGCAGATAACTGGTAAACCCGCTACCGCCGCCCGTTGCAGCCCCCCGCAACGCAGCCTGGCCGACATCACCGCCTGTAACCCCCGCCCTAGCAGCGCCGCTTGCAGCGCCACCAGCAGCACCAGCCACCGTCCCGGTAATGCCGCCTTCGAAGCCTGTAGTGCCCAGCCCCAAACCAGACGGACCAAGCAAAGCCCTAGTGCCACCGCCCACCAATCCGCTTACCGCACCGCCAAGAGCGCCCAATCCGGCATCTTGCCCCTGAATGGCGGAAGTTATAGCGCCACGGCCTGCGCCCACCGCAGTCTTAGCCGCAAGATCGGCAACCGCAGGGTTGAGTTCCGTGGCTCCAGTTATCGCTTGCCCCAGCGGGCCGCTGATGTTGGTCAGGTTGCCAACGGTCTCAATTGCGCCGCTCACCGCATTATAAACCGATGTTGCGCCGTCAATGATGGATGAGAAAAGTGAGGGCGCAGCAGCCTCGGCAGCACCAGCGGCGCCGCCCCCCGCAGCAACGCCGCCAGCCTCTATGGCCGCCGCAGCAGGCGCAGCCTCCGCTACAGCAGCCGCCGCCGCACCACCCTCAATAGCGCCCTCTGCCACCCCCGCAGCAACAGCGCCCTCCAATCCACCCACAGCGCCAAAAGCACCCAGCGCCGTGCCCGCAGTAAGCACCACAGCAACCGCCGCAAACACGCCCGCAATAATAGTGAATGTTTGCTTCTGGCTGCCCTTAACAACGCTTCTGGCATTCTCACGCTCAATGTAAGCCATGTCAGCACGGCGCTGTTCCGCTTGCTGCTCAGGCGTAGAAGCCAAAAACGCCGCGCGTTGCCTTTCTTCCTCGCGTTGCGGCGCTTCCGCCAAATACCGGCTGTATTCCGGGCTTTGGTCTGCATCCGGGTCTATGAAACCACCATATTCAGACATTACAGAGCCACCTCCATAATGTAGGCAGGCACCATCTGGCCGTTTACATACTTCATCTGCGTGGTCACGTTAGGCTGCAAGCCCGCCTTCTGTAGCCCAGACTGAATAACCCGCATAATAGCAGGCTGCATGGCGTAGGTATAAGCCTTCTGGATGCCCATAGAGCGCAGCGTGTTAGGCAACACCGCCAAGCGCTGCATAACCTCCTGCAAGCCCTCCGCAGTGTACATATGCACCTCCGCTTCCGTCTGCGGCAGCCACTTTCCGTCAGAACTCACCCGGCTGGTCGTAAATACCGTGTTCCCAATCCGGGAAATCTTCAACACATTAGCCTTCACTAAAGCGCCAATGTGAATTAATGCCTTTTCGGTTTCTTTTGGGGAGCCGGTTTCGGCGTTTAGCCCTCCGCGCAAAATCTGGGTTGTGCTTTGCTGCTGTGAGGGCATCAGGTCAGCCCCAACGCAGCCGCTATTTGCTCATGAATTGACAAATGCGTAGCAAGCCAATCGTAAAACGATTCCTCGTTATTCCAGTCCGAATCCAGCATATTAAAGGGGTTTTCTAGACCCAAAAGGGCGGCAAATGACTGGTGTTCTACCTGGTGTGGAAGCAACCAATCGTCCAAATTGTCTATATCAGCGTCCGCAAGCGGGAAAGCAGGCACCTGAATGCCCTGCGCAAAGAATGTCTCGCGGAAAACCTGGTGCTGCACGCTGTTGACAAACAAAAACTCGCCAAGGCTGTCCCTATCGCCAAACTTCACGATGCTCAGCGTGGCAAAGTCCACTAGAAGCTCCCAGCAGTGCCGTTACGGCCAAAGGTGTTGGCAATCACGATCCAGTTAGCACCGTCCGCCTGCACCATTATAGCATCATATTGCAGGCTCAGAGCGCGTGTGGTGGCACCATCAATGGTCTGCGATGACGTAGTAGCCACAGTGACCACATTGGCCGTGCTATCCATCTTCTTGACTACATACACTTTGCCCGTGATGCCCACAGAGGTAGGCAGCGTAATAGACAAGGCGCCCGTGCTGGCATTTGCAGCCACCGTGTAGTCTGTAGCCGTCACCGTATAGCCCGCGGTCTTCGCAACGTAAGCAAAGGCCGCGCCATTTACCGTAGCACTAGACAATGTAAGGTTGCCTACCGTGCTGGTAGTGCTGCCAAGCGTAATCGTCGCGTTGCCCAGCGTGGCGGTGCTGTTAGCCAGCGCGCTATTCGGTAAACTACCAATTGTGACGTTAGCCGCAGCCGTCAAACGCCCCTGCGCATCCACCGTAAACGTCGCAACGGTTGTAGCATTTCCATACGAAGCCGCAGTGACAGCCGTGTTAGCCAGGCTAATCGTGCCCGTGCTGGTAATAGGCCCTCCGGTTAAGCCGGTGCCCGTCGCAATGTTAGTGACTGTGCCGCTAGTGGCGCTCGCAGAGCTTGCCGTTTTGAGCATACATCACATCCCGTCCCCAGGGGTTACATACACCGCCGCAGTACCGGAACCCGTGATCCCCGTGAAATAGGCGTTAGGCACAAACGTGAGGATTTCGTCAGTGCCCGGCAGCAACGGAATAGCAGCCTGCGAAGACGAAACCACCACCGCATTGTTGGCTGCGTCAGTGATGGTTACGCCATATCCCAGAAACACAACCACGTTGCCGCTGTTAATAAGGCGATACTGGTTTCCACCAAGCGTGCTGCTTACAGCCTGCACGGCAGACGGCGCCGTAGTAGCGGCGGTAAACGTCACCGTGTTACCCATCTTGGTGAAAGCCTGAACGCCCATCTTATCGGCCCTTCTTGTCCAGCACGGACCATGCAACGCCGGCCAGCGTAGTGGCAGCACCCACCGCGGTGTTCAGCGTGTCAGCATCCACATAACCCTTAGCAACAAAAAATCCGCCCAACACGGTCAGCACATGCCGGATGATGCCAAGCCACATATCGTTGTTCATGTCAGCCTCCTATTTGTCTGCCTTGCGGTCTAGCTTGTCGAATATCTGCTTTACCATATTCTTAATCTCAATGATGTCCTGTCGGTAGTCATCTTTGGCAACGTAGTTGACGTGCAACTCGCGCTCCAACTCCTTGAGGTCGTCTCGCAGTTCCCGAACGGCATCCCAGACCACTTTCACAAACCAGCCAATTCCGGCCCCTGATGCCGCCACGGCTATGTTGTAAATGTTCTGGTCCATTCTAGGCAGCCGGCGCTATAACAAGCTGGCCCTCGCTGACTAGCACCATCATGTTGGAGTAGTCAGTGTTGGCTGGGTCGATGGGGACATACGAAAGAACGCCATCAATATAAACCTTAATTGATTGCGCGGCTGGCGTTGACCAAACGTATTGAGCGTCGGTGTACATAATTATAACTCCGCGCTTGCAGTAAACGTTGCGTTTTGTGGAGAGGCGTCTATTGCGTTTTGATAAAAAAACGTCAGACCTGTTGTGCCAGTAAATGTTGCTAACGATCTACTATTTGTAACGGTGGCTGATGCTCGTTTTGTTACTTTATAAAACACCATTACATTGTAATACACTTGTCCAGACGAAATCCAATCGCCTATTTCATAATACCGCTGGCACAGCATCAACGTCTCGCCAATCGGCAGCCGCTCAAATGGCGTGCTGGAACTGCCCGCTTCAAGCTGCACATTGCCAATGGTCCAAGTGCCGGAAGTTTGCGCTCCCACCGTCAACACAATCTCAATGCCGGTTGTGGCCGCGCTTGGGATGCTGATAGAGGCCGTGTAATTGGTGATAGTGCTGGTCACGGTAAACGTGCCAGTGGCAATTGACGTGCGCGTGGGGCTTGCCAGCGTTCCAAAAGAATCGGCGGTGGTGGCGTAGTAGGCCGTCCATGTCACCGTGGTCAGCAGCGAGTTAGCCAGATCAACGCTGAAATATGCGGTGCCGTTGTTTAGGTCGTAGCTGTTTGCAGCCTCAATCCGTTGCCCAAAACCGATAGCCGTAACGCTCGCAGCGCCGGTAAACTGATAGCGGTATTGGTTGATGCTAGACCCAGCAACGCGCGCACCAGTCACGTTAGCGCCAGTGCAATACCCATAAAAACGATCCACGCTGTAAGCCAAGGCCGCAGCAGCCGTAAACGTCTGAGACGCGCCTGCATTGCGCTGGTCAATAGCCATGCCGCCGTTGATGATGCGGTTGCGCCGGTAGCCATTTGTGGGTGCCGTCACAGTGCCGGTCAGGGTTACGTTGGCAATGCTGCCGCCAGTGATCGACACGTTAGCCAGGCTGTTGGTGCCGTTGCCAATGCCGTTGACGCCATTCACCACAGTCGTAAAGTTGTTATCCAACTGCGACAAGGGAATGGCGCTGGTAGCGCCGGCAAACGTGTTGGGGATTGTGATTGGCAGTGCCATTAGAACCTAGCCCTCATTTCGTATTCGAGTTCCAGCGTGTTCAACGTGTAAATGCCAGTATCAGACGTTAACGTCAAACCCAAATATTTTCCGTACTGCTGAGCATCGCCCTTATAAAGTTGATACCCGTTGTTGAACCAACTGATAACGGTAGAGCTGTTGTTTGTCCACGTTATCGTGGTTCCAGCGTTGTTAACCCAACTTGCAAACGACGCAAGCGTGGTGCCTGGATTGGCCGCGGTAGAACTGCGCGTCTCACTGTCGATGGACACCGTGACGTTGCCAAGCACCGAGGACGTGGTTTCCACGCCAAACTTCAACGCCTGCTTATCCCTGATAGGGTCCGTCAAAGGCCACAGCGCGCTGCGGATGATTACGTTAGCGCCCACCGTGCTGCTGGTGTACAGCTTGAACAGGCCGCCAGTGGTGGCGCCGTACAAGTTGATGACGCCGCTCACCGGCACGCTAGTCACATAATTGAGCGCGCCCTGCGACGTGAAGAACCACCGCTTATCAAAAAACACAGCCTGGATTTGCCGCGGGCTGGTCAGCGGATCGTTGTATGTAAAAGACCAAGCGGCACACAGAATGTTGTTCAGCAACACCTGACCGCCGCTTACTGGCTGAGTAAAATCAATTAATGGAAAGATGCCGTCTAACTGCGTGCTAAGTTTACTTGTGGTTGAACCAACCAACGCATAAACGCCGTAATCATTCATAAACAACACTGACCGGAAATACGGATAGATAGTCATGTTGCGCTTAGTGCCAACCGAGGCGCTGGCATTGGTGTTGGTGAAGATCGTAGTGCCGTTTGTTTGTACACGAACGTCCGAGAAGACGTTGATGCTGTCATCGCCAAACACGTACAGGAAGTTGTTGGCCGGCAGCAGCGCCGTGATGTTATTGTGTAACGTCTCGTCCGTCAGCAGAATGTTGCCGGCACTCACGCTCACAAAGTCGTTATACTTGCCCGCTGCCGAATAGAAGACAGTTCGCCCCTGCGCCACCCAGACCCGCCCCGAAAACGTAGAGACATCCACGCTCTGGTCCGTACTAGCCACACCCTGCGCAATAGCCGCTCCTGTGCTGAACGAGACTGACGGCGCAGAGGTGTACCCCGTGCCGTTGTTGGTCATGATAATAGCAATCACAGCGCCGCCAGAGACAATTGCCGTGCCTGCAGCGCCCGCACCACCGCCGCCGCTAAAAGTGACGCCCGGCGCGCTAGAATAGCCTGTACCGCCGCTCAGGACGGTCGCAGCAGCCGTTCCTTTGGCAAAGCTGAGGGTACTGACCACCGCCGCCGCGCTAGAGCCTCCACCGCCCGTAAACGTGATGCTGGGAGGTGACGTGTAACCCGATCCCGTCTCGGTAAACAGAAGCCCGCTTATTGAATTACCCGTTACCAGCGCCGTGGCAACAGCCTGAACACCGCCTGTCTCGTTGGGCGCTCCAATCGCTACAGAAGGCGCAGAGGTGTAGCCCGTGCCGGCGTTGGTAATGCCGTAGGCCGAGATAGAGCCGATAGACACCACATTGGTGGCATCCCAAGTAAACAGCCCCTTGTCGGTATCAATGATGAGAATGCGCTCGTTCTTCCACTGCGCAATTCTAACACCAGACGCCGAAAACTTGCCAGCAGCAGCCAACACACCGCCCGCGCCCGTATCAACGCGGAAGTAATCAGCCCCGCCATTGGCAAAAAAGCCAACCACATAATCCACATTCTTGATACTGCAACTGTACATCGCCGTAGGCGTACCGTTCCACGCATACAAACTAGCGGATTGCACGCCCAGCGTCTTAATGTTGCCAAAGCCAATCGGCTGCGCATTCTCTAGCCAAGCAAACTCATCATTATCAATGGCCGTGCGGTTAGCCTGGGTATTTACACCCTTGAAGTTCTTGACGACCTGATAGGATTTTCTCTGCTCTGCCGCGGGCATATCAGTACGGCGTGCTGTAAGGATCAGGCATCCTGCGCGTGAACGAAGTGTTAATCACGGACATTGCCTTAGCCTTGTACTGGTTCAAGAATATCTCAGCCTCACCATAAGACTGCTCCTTAAACTTGGCCGTGTGGCAAGCGTAGTAGGCCACAGGGTCAGTCCATGGGCTGATGATGGCATCCACGTCAGAAGTGTTCACCAAAGCCGTGGGCAGGATAATGGTGTCCAGTTCCATCGCGTAAACCTGGTCAGGCACGGGCGCTAGGTAAAATGCCTGCTGCCCATACACCGTAAACGCAATGGGTCGCCCATAGTAGTTCTGCCAAAACCGCAACTCGGCGTTAAACTGGGTCCAAGGCAGGTAGCGCAACGGTATGCGCGTGTTGCCCCAGTACAAATTGATGTTCAGGATGTCCATCGTCTGAATGCCGCTTGGAAGCGCGCTAAACTGATAGACTTCTTGGTTTGTGACCGTGTTGACGGTCTGAATGGTGCGCAGACAACCCGTATCACGCACCAGCCGCTCGCGGGCGGCATTGATGTAGTCGGTTAGCTCAGAGTCAGACCAAAAGTTCGCGTTTGCGTCATGCAAAAGCCGCCTGCACTGCGTAATGTAAGTCTGAAGGGTAGCCATTGACTCTCCAACTCATGATACGAGTGCAATAACCTTGGTACGCTCCTGTTTTGGCTCCTCATCGGAAATAACAAACCGATTTAGCCGCTCCAAGCCTTTTGCAACGTCATTTGACGTTACAGCCCAGCCTAGCCTGGCAAGCACGGGTACGCGATTATCCATTCCGTACCCAAAGACGTGCCGCGCAACCTCCAAAGGCACCATAACGGCCTTTCCGGGCGGGAACGTGTAATTGTCCCCATGCCACATATCCTCAAAAGGCTCTTTCGTGCCGTTAGTAACCCACACGTCACTCATAGGCTTACAACATCACCATAAACGGAAATGTTGACCGCCGAGTTAGCCACAGCCGTACCCACCTTAACAAACAGCACAGGCGCTGCGTAAGCCGTGGTAGCCGCTGCGGCAATAAGCGTCAGGTCTTGCCAAGTGTTAGCCGCGGTCACGTTGCCGATGGTCTGGCCGGCAGCGGTGGTGACGGCGTTAGACGTGTTGCCATCGCTGGTGGTCAGGATCGTCACGTTAGCGGTGGCAATATTCGGCACCGAACCACCCGCCGTGTTAGACGGGTTGGTGATGGTGATGCGGCGGATGATGTACGAGCCGTTACCAAAGGCGCCGCCAATACCGCCGCTCAGAACAGGCAGGCTAACCACAGCGTTGCCCGTGCTGGCAAGCGATTGACCGGAAACAAACGCAATCCGGTAAGACCCAAACGAGTCCTGGTAGTCATTACCAACGTATTGTGGGGACGCCATGGGTTGCCTCCTTTACCAAGCCGTGCCGGAACCGCTAGACACGTTGCCTCCACCGTTCACGGTCAGCAGCGTCACGGTCTGCGTACCCGCAACAGCGTTGGCGCGCACGTTGAAGCCGTCCGAAATCAGCACACCGCCCACGTTGTTAGCCAACAGCGTGGACCAGCTATTCGCCGAACCCGTGTAGTTGTTGACTTCCACCGTGACGTTGGCCGCGGGCAGCATCAGGTAAGTGCCAGCCGGGATGAACTGCGAGTTCAACATGGCGGTGGAGTTACCCGCGCCCACGTTGGCAACACTCACAGGCTGCAAATACGCGCCCGGCGTGTTGGCCGAGGCGTTTGCAATGATGATCTTGTTTAGACCGAGAGCCATTGTTCTGCCTCCTTAGATCGTAAGAGCGTTATAGCCAGTAACCTTGGTCATGGCGCGAGGCTTGGTATTCACCAACTCCGCAATCATGAGCACGGCACCGACATAACCAATCTGCCAGTTAGGCAGGGTGGACTCAAAGCCCGTGAACACAAACGAACCCTGGTCGTGGATATACAGCGACAGGTAGTTGGTGTTCAGGAAGTACATGGTGCCTTCGGGGCAGTACGGATCGGGATAGATCGGCACACCGGCAACCATGAGCGCACGGAACGCGGCCTGCGGGCCATTGGCATCGCCATCAAAGCCGGAACCCGGCGTGATAACGTACTGCTCCTGACCAACGTAGTCCTGCGCCAGCAGGGTCCAAGTACCAAAGCCGCACACGCCAAAGGTCGGCACTTCCGCACCGTTCTTGACCGTACCGCTGATGTATTGAAGGACGTTCTGACGGGTCGGGTTGACCGAACCAGCGGCGTACACCTTGGAGCGCCACCAAGTATTAACCGAGGTGGAGCGGGCAATGTTGCCGTAGGTGCCGAGCGTGGTGCCGTCATCCACGGCGCCAGGCAGACCAATGAACTGCTGGGTGTTCGTGGTGTTGTTGTATAGCGCCGTCGCCATCGCATCCATCATGACATTGGTCGCGTCATTCATGCGGGCTTCAATCAGCGGGATAACCGCGTGATCCTGCTGCACAGCGCCTTCCATACCCAGGAACGGCACCGGAGCAATCATCAGCTTCAAGTTGAACTCGGCGTTATAGGCGCCTTGCTGAACCGCGGGCTGAGTGAACGAACCAGAGTAATCCGACCACTGAGCATTGATAAACTGGCTGCCCTGCACCGGCACGGTCACAGACGAAACACCGCCCGTGGCCTGCTGGCTGTTTGCAATCAGCGCCGCCATCAGCGGGGTGCTGTTGTAAATCTGGACAACCAGTTTTGGAATAAACGCCCTACGAGTAAGGTAGGTCAGTTCTGTGTACTGCGTGCTCCCCGATGCGGGGAGAATACCACCACCAATTGGCATGACTTTCTCCTAACTATTGTTGATACCGCATCAGAGACCGATGGGACGGCGCGGATTGCGCATTTCCGCAAGAGCCTTGAACGCCTCGTCACGCGCTGCACGTTGCGGATTCTTCCAATACGCTTGGAGAGTATCGCGCGCTTTGCCGTCCAGCACATTCATGTTGAAGGACGAAGCCGTAGGCGCCGCCGCTTCTTTCATCCAGCGGTGGTAATCCGCCGCCGTTTCGTGGTTGGTAATGCCCTTCTCAAGCATCACCTTCTCCACTTCCTGGATTTCATCCTCGCTGCGAATCTTGCCCTGCTTCATCAGCGACTGCCGACGACGGTCAAGTTCAGCAAGCGCGTCCTTCTCTTGCAGCTTGGCTTCCAGCATTTGAATGCGAGCCTCAGAAGCCGAGGTGGAACGCGCCACCGACTCCTCAATCTCCAATTCAGGGATGTTCAAGCCAGGCTGAGCCTTCTTGGTCAGACGCAGGAAATCCTTGCGAGTGTCCGGGTTCTCAGCCAGCGTGCGCGCCAAACGAGCCAGTTCATCGCGCGTTTCAAAGCTCAAGTCTTCAAGAGATGCCATAACTAGATAACCTTTTTACCGTCGCCGGGTGGCTTGATCGCCATGCGGTTCTTGGAACCCGTAGCGGTTGCGTTCTTCAGGCCACCAAACTCCGCATAACGCGGGGTGTTGATGACTTGACCGTTCTGCTGGTTGTTGTCGGTCGGGCGGCGGGGATTAGAGGCCCCGCGTGGCTTAAAAAGGTCCATCTCAAACTCCTATCGGGGCATACCCGGAGGCGGACCACCCGCGCCCGGCATTGGGGGAGCACCAGGCGGCATACCGCCCGGCATCGGCATTCCGCCAGGCGGCGGCATCGGAGGACCACCCGGAGGCGGCGGCGGCATACCCGGGGGCCCGCCCGCACCAGCCATACCCGGAATTGCAGGCATACCGGCCATAGCCTTCATTTCAGGCGTTGCACCACCGGCCTGCGGTAGGTTCTGCAACAACTGGAGAATCTCGGCGTTCTGTAGCTCGCCAACCTTCTGCCGGCGCGGACCCATGGCGCCCGTGAGCGAGCGCAGCGCTGCCACTAGCTTCTGGCCTTCGCCAGTCTCGCTTCCAATTGCCGGAAGGGACTGCTCAATCAAATCCATCGCCATGCCCACGTTAATCAACGCGGCTTCGCGTGAACCCATCTTAGGTTCTGGCGTGCTCATAGGTGACGCCATCGGCGGGGCAGACGTAGCCCCTTCACCCGGATCGGGCGCATTTAGTTCCGGTGCTTCTTGCGGGCGCTGGTTTCGCAGCAGCCTCATAACGCTTTCGGACACTTGATGCTCCAAAATAACAATTGCGGCGTAACACCAGCAGAAAGCAAAAGTCAAGCGGGACTATTTTTATCTTCCGGTCCCGCACGGAAGTCGCGGATTAACGGCTGCTCAAGGCAGCGCGTTAGTTACCGGCGAGCCTTACGACCCTTGCGACGCATGGGAGACCTCCTTTCATTGCTAGAGTTGAACAACCGGCATTAGCGGCCCTTGCGGCTACCGCGCTTGACGGACTTGTACATGGTATCACCTCCTTTCCGAACGCGCATTAGCGCGTGGGGCTGCCCTGTTACCTAGGGTGCGTATGGAGGATACCTTGTATTCAATGGAAGGCGAAGGATTACCGCGCGCAACATCTTTGGCTTGCGCTCTGGGCTGGTCGGATTTGATCTTAAAATCCTGTGCCATCACTTACCCTGCTTGCCTGGCGGCTTTCCCTCGGGAGGTGGGTTAGCCTTCTGTTGAGCGGCCTGCTTCTTCAACTTGTCCTTCAACAATTGCTTCATAGGCGGGTCAAGCAAATCAATCAAGGACTCTTTGTCAATCGCCCCCGCCTTGAACAAGTTGAACGACAACTGCCGCATATCCTCCATAAAAATCGGGCTGTTGGAGTGGGCGTCAACCTTCACCATAAAGTCCTTGGTGAATTGCTCAGCGATAAACTTATTGCCATGCACATCAGGGAAGTGCGTGCGGTCATATTGCTGCATCAACTTGAGATACAGCGTCGCCATCTTTTCCAGCGCGTCTTCAATCACCAGCGCCCGCTTCTTGATGCGCGACGATCCCAGCCGCGCCAACTGAGAGGCATGCCCCTGTGACCTAACCCCAGACTCACCGCGGCCAGACAACACTGAGGAAATGCCCGACGCCTCACTGAACATGGCATCAATCGCGTCAATCTCTCGGAACAAATCAGCCGGCATTTCAGGCGCCAGCCGCTCCACCTTGCCCTGCGCCATGTCGTTGGACAGCAGGCCGCCAGCACGGTTTAGCGCAAAGTTCTTCTCGTCCAGAATGCCGGTAAAGCCCATCAGCGCCGTCGGCGGGTTCACCTGCTTGCTCAACAGGTCCAGAATCTCAGTCATGCGTTTGTTGCGCATCTGCTGAAGGAAGATCAGCTTCTGCACCTCAGATTGACCCCAGTAGTAGTCATACTGCGGGTTGGGCGTGATCTGGATAAACGGCAGTTCGCCCTTCATGAAAAGCTGCTCGCCGGGGCGGTCGTAGATAATCACGTCAGGCTCGGCAATCGTGACCACCTGATAGTCGTCAATCTCATCGTTCCAAAGATACAACTCCCGCATTTCAACCGTATCCTCGGCCACCTGAGCCTTCATGCGGTTGTAGCCGTACAAATCCAGGTTGACCGTACCGTAGATGGTTGGGTTGGTCTGGCTCATCACGATGCGGTCAAGGCCCTCAGGCACATGGCTCACTTGATGCTGCGCCGCGCTAATGCGGTCCATGATCGACTTGCGCTTGGGATGCCCGTACAGACGCCGCGCCAAGTCAGACTTGGTGACGTAGTAGGTTTGGACCATTGCCTCTTGGCGGTCGGTGTATGGCGTATCCTCGCGCAGAACGCCGACGCTGCCAGGCTCCACCATGTAGGGATGGATCGACCCATTGCGCACAACAAGCTTGATGAAGGTGGAGGCATAACAAAGCGCCCACGTCATCGCCATGGCAAACACTTGGTCGCCGTTGGAATCCTGCCACTTGTCGTTCAGCGCCGCAGTCAGCACCGGCACCTTGGTGTGCTCGTTCTCTGGCACCGACGCGCCGAGGTTAATGCTGAAGCGCGTGGTGTCCGCGCTAAACAAGAACGCCGTCACTTGGTCAATGTGCGGGTAAATCTTGTTGTAGTGCGCCGGGCTTTCCTCCGGGCCAGCACCAAACAAATACCAAGAGCGCAGGCTGCTGTAATCGGCCTTACGCTCCTCCCGAGACACCATGCACTTCTGGATCAAATCGAGATACAGAGTTTCGCGCTCAATTGGGTCCTTGGGAATTATCACGGCTTAATCCCTCTTGATGGCAAGATTCTCATGGTCTCCTACATAACTTGCCGTCCGCGGTCCACGCAATTCACCAGCGTCCCTTGGATTGAAGCCCACGCTCTCGCCGCGCACCGACTTGATAGCGCCGCCCATAACCGACTGCATACTGTGCCCCGCACCGCCGCCCCAGATCACGCCAGAGCCGCGCGGAGGCTCGGGGGGTTGCTCCACTACCGGCGCGTTGTTGCGGGTCAGGTAGCCGTCCTGATGCTCGCCCTCGCGGGTGCTCTTAAGGTTGGTCATGCCAAACTCCTGCGCCAAGCCTTTCAGATTGGCATCGTTGCGCTTGGTTTTGTCAGACAGGTACGCCGGCGCTTTCAGGAAAGCCACCTTGATGCCGTCCAAGCAACCATGCCTGCAGACAGCCTCCCATGACTCAAAGAACCCGTGCTTGGGGCACTTGTAGTGGCGCTTGATCAAGTTGAAACCCTCCGCTTTGCGTTAAATTCTTTCATGTATTCGCGTGCGCAAGTCAAACACGACCGTGAGGGCCAACGCCTCTCTGGTCTTTTGTTCAATCTTGTGTTTTCAGGCGTAAATTCGTGGCCTTTATGGCAATGAGTTTTGTACACGGACGGGCGAGGCTTGCGCCCCTTTTTCTGCGCATCGGCGTTATTATCTGCCCTTGTCCCCCAAAATAAATGGCTTGGGTTTACGCAAGAGCGCACATCGCAATGGTGGCAAGCGCACAAATTAGATTGCGGTGGAAGCACGTTTTTTTCCAGCGCTACACGGTGCGCTAGTTTTTGGCCGTACATACCGTAGCCGTAGGTGTTTATGCGTCCGTGCCACAACCAACAGCCGTTAGGTATCTTAACGTACATTTCGTCAAACGGTTTCAACTTTGCGTTCATTTCAACTGTTCCTTCAACGTGGGCGCCATGTAGTTCGCCCGGTTTTTCAATCCCACATTCAGACGGATTTGCCCGTCCACAACTTGCAGCCCAACGCTTGGCCGCATGTCCAACTTAGGCTCCCGCCTATACCTAATGGCCTTCGTGCGGTTGGGGCGCTGATACACCTCGATCATGCCCGCCTCCCACTCATGCGCAAACTTGCTCAACGCAGACTGCACCCAATCCTGCATGGGACGGTTGCGGCGCTTCACCACTTCCTCAAACGTCTTCTGGCTTACGCCGGTAAACTCCACCAGCAGCGGCATACTGATCCCGCGCTCAGTGTCAGCCCAAAACCGGCCAAACCAATCTAGCAACTCCCTCTTTGGCCTGATCGCAAACATCACATACCCAACCCAATGTTCTTGAGGTACTTGCTCACCACCGTGCGCTCCCGGCCACGCTCCTCGGCATCCAACTCATCCAGCGCACGGTTGCGCAGCTTGGTCAGACCCATGGCTATCAACCGCGGCTGCAACTGCTCAGCATACGCCGCAGCGGCCAACGCACTGGCAATCACACGGTCATCCTTGCCGCGCCCAGACGCCGCAATCGTGCCGTCCTGCCGCGTAACCGTCTTCATCTCATCCAAGGTGTCCATTGACCGCACGATCATCATCCCGCGCTCGAAGTAATCCTTAAAGTAATTAAGCATCCGCTCTTTGCTTGCAGATGTAGTCACCCAACCAATACTGTTAGACAAACCGCCCAGTGTATCGTTTTTGCGCCAGATGTAATTCTGCATGTGGCCCAACACGTTCATCAAACTAGTGCCGTCCTTGCCGCCCATAGCAACCGCCTGACGTTTTAGATTCCGCAACTCATTGATGACGGCCTGGCCGGGACCATTCACTTCCAGATTGAGAATGCTGTTCTTGTAAGCACCACCCAAATGGCTAATCACCCACGCAAACTGGTAGGTGTTCAACTCACTGGTGGCAAATTCCGCCACTTGCTCCAAGCCATCCGAATAGCAACGAAACACTTGTATGCAAAAGCGGTCAGCCCAATCACTGCTGCCATAAGCAGGATCGGCACCAATAACATAATAGCCATTGTCAACAGGCTCCTCCCAGATGCTCAGCGTTGCCAGACGCTCCTGAGACTTCATCACCTCAGTGTCCTGAAACAACTGCCCCATCACATAGCGATAGTAATCCGGCTTGATGGCCTTCGCAGCCTTAGCGGCATCCGTGCAGCGCGAGGTGCTAAAGAACGAGGTGCCCGACATGATGAACGCATAGTCCTCAGTCGGCGGAAACTCCTGATACATCAGCGCATCGTCCTTGATGCCCTCAGCCAGCTTCCACCGCCACCATGCCATCTGCCGGCTGTTGATCTCAAACTGATACAGCTTCTTGATGTCCCTGACCCACTCCTTCTCTTCCGGGGTCAATCGTCCATCCCAATATGTTTTATATACCGCCGTCTCTGGGTTTGCGGTGTAAAACTCGTTTCGCCACCAGCCGCAAAAAATGGCCCTCTGCGTGCGAGCCTTTTTGGCCGTGACATACATATCATGGAACAGGTTGAAGCCGCGCGCTGTGCTCTCAAACATGTACAGCCGGTCCGGGTTGGTCTCAGCCAACGAAGCAAGCAAGGACGCCAAACCCTCTTCATCGCCCCATGAACTCGTCTCCGTGCCATGCAAATAGGTGATAGCCTTACCGCGCCCCAGACTGCCCTTAGCTCGCAAACCAGCCACCTGGTAAAACAACCGGCTGCGGTTCTTCAGCACCAACTGGTTGCGGTTATGCCCCTCCATCGGGATTTTGAACTGCCGCGGCAAATGCTCAAAATACATGCCCAAGGTGGACCGAAACATCTCCCGGTTTTCCTCAGTGTCCGTCACCAGCGTGGCGCCCAAACCCGGATGCGTGAACACCCAATACAAATCCAGCGCCAGGCTGATCGTCGTCACGCCAAGCTGCCGGCCCTTGAGGATGGTAAAAAAGTGAATGTCCTCCTCCAGCCCACGCGCAATCTCGTTCATCACATACGTCTGCGTGCCCAACAGCTTGTCCAGCCGCTGCAAGCCTCGCTCCTTCGTCTCGATTTGCAACTGAGAGCAAAACTGATAGAACTTTTGGAGGTCAAACTTCACTACGTTAGCCCCTAAACTTTATGCCAATACATAACGCCCCTTGAGGCACTTAACAACCACCCCAGACTTCCTCAACTTGCTCATCTCGATAATCACCACACTACGCCAGGTGCTCGGCAAATCATCACCCCACAACAACTCCGCAATCTCAGCCGCACTCACTCCACCCTCAACACCCAACATCCCACCAATCATCCGACCACGCTCACCACCCTGCAAACGCCTACGCCTCAAAACCCTCACATCACCCTCAGCCCTAGCACGCCTCAATACACGCATCACACCACTAACGCTTACATTGTGCCGGTTGCAGATGACGCGCACTAGTGAACCAGACGCATACATGTCCAGCACCTTGTTCATCACCACAGTATCCATCACTCTCTCCTCAAACGAGTATGTTCTTCAGCATGGCAGGGCCGACATAGCCAAACCACTTCTAGCGGCTTCATGTAATCCTCATGGTGCCCCTCAGATTTGGCGCTGCCGCACCGCACACAAGGCTGCTGAACCACCTTGCCCCTTTTCCTGGCCGTGCGCCAAATCTCGCGGCAATGGCGCCGTAAAGCCTTCTCCTCAGGCGTCAAAACCTCAACCCGCTCGCGCCCCTCTTTAGCCAGCAAGTTGTTATACTTCCTACAACGCTTGGCTTTCTGAGCCTCAGGGTTAGCCTTCAACCATTCCGCCTTTCGCTTGGTGTAGTAGCCAGGATGAGCCGCGTTCCAAGCCCTCCGGTAAGCCGCTTTGTCTGCCGTTTTCTTCTTCCAACCCTCAGGCCGGTCAACATTTTTGGCGGCTCTGCGAGACTTGGCATAAGCCTGCAAGCAACCCTTACAACGCCTAGGATTGCTTGGGTAAAACGCATCCTCAGGCAACTCACGCTCGCAACTAGAACAAGCCAGCATATCAAACTCCAAAATGTTTTGTTGGTTATAGCGCAAGAACCCCAGCAAAAACAACGCCCAGTTCCACTGAAAAAATTATGGGGGAACAAGGAAAGGGGCACGCTCTCTAGCCCCCACGCGGCCCACGCGCGGCCACGGGTGCGCGCTGGCGCGGGCGTGCGGGTGCTGTCTAGCTGTATAGGTCAGAGTCCCTTACCCAAACAGGC